CAGTAGATGCTCAAGGTCGTTTAACAGCGGCTGGTGAAGCAGATGTAGCAACAACCCTCACAATTAATGGGGACAATGTTGGTACAACAATCGGAATTAACCTTCTTACTGAAACTCTTGGAGTTTTGGGTGGGGAAGGAATAGATGTTTCAGTATCTGGCAACGATATTACAATTGCTGGAGAAGATGCAACTACATCAAACAAAGGTATTGCTTCTTTCGAAACAGCAGACTTTGTAACAACAAATGGCCATGTAACAATTAAGAATGTTAATCTTGGCACACAAACAACTGGTAATTATATTGCTACAATTGCTGGAACAGCAAATGAAATTACTGTATCTGGTTCTGGTTCAGAAACAGCAGCGGTAACAATTGGACTTCCAGATGATGTATCAATTACCAATAACCTTACAGTTGGTGGAGACCTAAATGTAGTTGGTTCAATCAACACAGTTAACGTAACTCAAGTAAATATCACAGATAATAAGATTAATCTTAACAGTGATATGGATGAGGCACAAGCTCCAACAGCTGATGCTGGTATTATTGTTCACCGTGGTAGCTCAGCAGATGCAGAGCTTCTATGGAATGAGACTGCAGATAAGTGGCAGATTGGTTTAGTATCTGGAAATTATCATGACATTGCTCGTAAATATACAGCAACAATTGGTGATGGCACAGCACTCACATATGCAATCACGCACAACCTTGGAACACGTAAAGTAAGCGTTCAAGTTTACGACACAACTACATATGCAACCGTTGAAACAGATGTTACAAGAAATTCAGACAATCAAGTTACAGTTGGATTCAATGTAGCACCAGCAGCAGGAGCATACGAAGTAGTCATTGTAGGATAAGGGGATTAAATGTCCGTAAAACGCTTAGTACCCTTAAATGCAGTATCACTGCCATCGGATCCCACCTCAGCAGTAGCTGGTGACTTTTATTTTAATACAACACAGCAAGTGTTTCGTTACTATAATGGTACAGCTTGGAATCCAATTGGTGGTGCTTCAGCAGGATCAGGTATTGAAGTTGTAGATGGAGCTTTCAATGTTGATGAAGGCTACGGTCTAGAATTTGACGGACAAGATAGATTAGCAGTAGATACAGATATAATCGCTACTAGAGCATTTGTTGAAGCTAGTACAGAGTTATATCAGGATGCAATAGATGATTTATTTATTCATCAGTATCACACAAATATCATAGCAACATATGATGATGTTAATAATAGAATTATCCTAGAAGGAAGCGGTGGCTCTGGTGGTTCTGGAGGTAGTCTAGTAAATTCTTGGTACTTAGGAGCATAAAGTGGCAGTTAGAAGACTTGGTTTATCTAATCCATCACAAAATTCCAATACTTTAATTTTTACTTCTACGGCTTCGTACCTTGCATCATTTATTGCCACAAATAAAGGTGGGACTACTCAAACAGTTAGAACTTGGGTTGTTCCAGCAGGAGCCACATTATCATCTCAATATTCATATATATTGTATGATATAGAGGTTCCATCGGCAAACTCTATAGAATCACATAGATTTGCAATTCAAAATGGAGATACTGTTTATGTTAGGGCAAGCAGCAACGACATATCATTTTCTCTAAATGGTATTTATGATTCCACAGCCTCATTTGATAGCCATCTAACTCAAACTACAAATGTACATGGAATTGCAGATACATCACAGTTAGCAACCCTAGCTACAACAAATTCCCTAAATACCCGCCTTATTTCGATAGAATTAGGCCTAGGGATATTTGATTAATGCTCAACAAATGCTATAATAACGTAGGAGACTAAAATGCCAAATTATTCAAGTTTAAGTACACAAGTAGAAGCGATTAAATCGGAGATCACAAGCTCCCTCGCAGCTTCTGCCTATTCTGCACAGGATTTAGTATATGTTGCTAAAGCCCTCCAAGCCCTTGGAACAGTTGTTGCACCAGACAATGTAGATAATATTACCGTCAATGACAATATTTGGCTTGGCACTGGGGCGGAAACATTTAGTAATACTCTTACGAATCCTACAATTGTTGCACAGGTAAACGCAACAGACTACGCTCAAATAGCATTTAGAAACACAAGCAATGCTGCAAACGCTTCTACTGATTTAATTCTTTATACAAATGATGGAACAGACTCTTCTGGTTGGATTGACATGGGTATTACGTCTACAAACTTTGCTGATCCAGATTTTACTATTACTGGCAAAGGTGACGGGTATATCTTTGTCTCAGGCTCTGGACAAGACGGAAACGACAGAGGCAATCTAGTTCTTGCAACAGACAATACAGGAACTCAAAATAAAATTATTTTTGCCGCTGGAGGATTATCTTCTGATAATACCCAAATGGAGATTACTCCTGATCAGAATGTTCATATTGAAATTAATACTCCATCTACATCGCCTACAACAGGCGCACTAACCGTAGTTGGTGGCGTAGGTATTCAAGGTGACGTAAATATTCAAGGAGATATTACATTTGGCGGAACGGGAACAACACTAACAACCTCTACTCTTGCTGTTACAGATCCACAAGTTATTGTTGGAGATGGCAATACAACTGATGCTGTAGATTTAGGTGTAGTTGGAGAATATGGTGTAGGTGGAACTGTAAAGTATACAGGAGTTGTTCGTGATGCTTCTGATGGAAAAGTTAAATTCTTTAAAGATTTAACAGTTCAGCCAACAGCAGGAGTAGTAAACTTTGCAGGCGCAGGACTTGCGTATTCAGATTTAAAGGCGGGGTCAATAGAAGTTGATTCAGCAACTATTGGAAACGTATCAAATACAGAGTTACAGTATCTAGACGGAGTAACTTCTGCAATTCAGACTCAAATAAACTCTAAACTAGCATCTGCTACTGCAGCAACAACATATGCTCCAATTACAGATGCAACATTGTTGGGTACAGTAACACTGCCTTCAACAACATCAATCGGTAACGTATCTGCAACAGAAATTGGCTATCTTGATGGAGTTACATCGGCAATTCAGACACAAATAAGTGCAAAACTAGATTCATCTACTGCATCGACCACATATGCCCTTGCTACTGCAGGGACATTGACACGCCCAGTATTAACATCAGCGTTTGAAACAATTTCAGTATCTGCAACGGCAGCAACTGGAACAGTAAATGTGGATCTTTCTACAGCAGCTGTTCATTATTATACTACAAATGCAGCAGCAAACTGGACATTTAATTTTAGAGGAGATGGGTCAACAACACTTAACTCATTGCTATCAGTTGGACAATCTGCCACAGTAGCATTTTTAGTTACAAATGGTTCTACTGCTTATCGTCCAACAGCATTTCAAGTTGACGGAGTTTCAGTAACTCCAAAATGGCAGGGTGGAACAGCACCAGCTACGGGAAATACTAATTCGATAGATTCATATACATTTACAATCGTAAAAACAGCATCTGCAACATATACAGTATTTGCTTCACAAGTAAAGTTTGCATAGGAGGTTGGCTAAATGCCATTATTAGAAACTAGAGGATCTGGTTCTGCATTAGCATATGGATTAAATTCATTTATTTCGACAGAAGTAAGAGATATATATGCGTCTAATACAGTTTTTTTACTTAAAAATAATGGTGTATCTAGTGCAACTAATACTACATTTTTAGATAGTGCGTCATCTCCAAATACAGTTACAAAAACTGGAAATGTTTCTTATGGGTCTTTTTCTCCGTTTTTAAATGAAACCTCAAGATATTTTAATGGATCAAATACATATTTTTCTATTCCAGATTCTGATACATTTAATTTTGGTTCTGGAGATTTTACAGTAGAGTTTTGGGCAAAAACAACAACTTCTAGTGACTCAACAGCTCATCCAGTTTTTAATCAATCAGCGTCTGGAGCAAGCAGCGACAGTTCAATATTTGTAGGCTTTGGCACAAATGCATCTGTTTATGTTTCTAGTGGAACTGGATGGACTTATAATGCCACCTCAAGTGGAATTGCATGTAATGATAATGAATGGCATCATATTGCTGCAGTGAGAACTGGAACATCTTTAAGAATTTATGTTGATGGCATTTTGAGAGGATCAACTACTCTTGCGGGAGGATTTACACTTGGAAATTCTACTCGTCTTGTAGAAATTGGGTATCAAACATCTGGTTCATATTATGTAGGGTGGGCATCAAACTTAAGAGTTGTAAAGGGAACTGCTGTATATACATCTAATTTTACTCCACCACAACAAAAATTAACAGCAATAAGCGGGACTTCTTTGCTTACACTTATTAAATCTAGAAATATTGACGAGTCTTCAAATTCTCATAGAATATCTGCATTTGGAACACATCAAACAAGTATTTTTTATCCACCAGTTAGAAAAGAAAATCAATACTCTTCTTTAACTGATGGAGGAAGCATTTATTTTGATGGAAATGGTGACTATTTAACAATTCCTCATTCCACAGCATTTAACTTTGGAACAGGTAATTTTACGATAGAATACTGGGCAAAATTTGATACTTTAACTCCAAACGGAACTTTTGATTTTCAAACAACATACACAAAAGGATATACAAATGGTATTCTTTTGCAAACAACAAATGGAACTGGCAGGTTGCAGGTTTACTTAGCAAACGGAACTCCAACTCTTACAGAACCATCTAATCCAGAAGTAGGTACATGGATACACTACGCTCTTGTTAGAAATGGATCAACAGTTACTCTTTATAAAAACGGTGTATCTGTAGCAACTGGAACATCTTCAGCTAATGTTAGCTCATCTAATGCAATAGGTATTGGAGCAAATATTAATGATGGAAGCGGTCAAGCAAATGGAACTTATCCATTTAAGGGAAATCTTTCTAATTATAGAGTAAGCAATGTAGCTAGATATACATCAAATTTTACTCCACACTCATCACCGCTATCTTCAGATGCAAATACTTTATTGTTGTTAAAAGGAGAAAATTCAGCAATTTATGATATAACTGGAAACAATGTTATTGAAACAACAGGTTCTGCAGTAAATACAACATACAAAAAATTTATATCTGAATCATCAACCTCATTTGGCAACTCATCAGTAAGATTTGAATCTCCTAATAGTCAAGACTATAACTTTGGGGATAAAGATTTTACTTTAGATGGTTGGGTTTATCCAGTAAGTAATAATAATACATCATCATCAAACTGGTGGCCAATAATGGCTCTAGGTAAAGGAGGAGCTGGAGCTAATACTTCCTGGTGGTGGGGAATATATTATGATCAACCTACAAATGCGTATCATATGCAGCTTTGGCCTAGCACAGACGGAAATGCTTGGGTTACTCCATTAGAAGCAAATCTTCCTGGATCTGGAATTATTAGTACAACAACAGCTTCCCCATTAGCAATTAATTTTAATCAATGGAATCATTTTGCTATAGCAAGAGAGAAAAATGTTATTAGATTATTTCATAACGGAAATTTAATTAGATCGCAAGCATTTACTTGGAATTTATATAATTCAAATAGAAAATTACAATGTGGATGGGATGATTCTACTAGTGGAAACTGGACTGCATATACAACAGATCTTAGAATAACTAAAGATATTGCAAGATATACTAATACATTTACTGCTCCATTAGAACCAGCAGGAATTACGGGAACATTAAAATCTTATTTGCCAAGTATTAAATCTTTATATGATCAAAATAATTCAGGCATTACTACTGGATCTCAATATTTTATTCTTCCAGATCAGACAGAAGAAGTACAGGTTTTTGCTTTAAAACAAGTATCAGATATTTGCAGCATTCCAGGAGGCACTTCTTCTTGGGTAACAGATGCAAGAGCAATAGAAATTGTTAGCAGGTCTACATTAAATAATAGAGATACTCAAACAGTTTCTTATAGAGATTTTTTAAAGTTAGTAAAATCTAAGTGGGATGTAACTAGCTCTGGATATAGTCCATATTTTTATTGGTTTATTGTAGATAATGGAACTTTATGGGGAGCAACAAGAACAAGATTTAATAGCACATTTGATCAATGGCGTGTAGGTCATACTGGAGATTATGCTGCAGCAACCAATCCGATTCCTTCTAATATAAATGCTTATTGGGACGTATGGCACTCAACTTACACAAAAACAAATTGGGGCCCATCTTCAAACCCGTCTGTTACACCAAGAGGTATAGTAAGAATGATTCCATACAGTCAAAACTCATCTATAAATGGTGGAATCTTTGAACCAACATCTTATGGATTACACTATAAGAGACAGGATAATGGAGAGCATTATCCATGGAGAGATGTAGAAAGAATAAATATTGCTGGAGGATATTTTGCTCCTAGTGGCGGACTAGATCCATCTGGAGGTGGAGCAACTCAACCTGTCCCATCTACAGCAATTCACTATATTGGAGTTGGAGTTTAATGGCAATCTCTAGACTAGCAATATCTAATCCATCTTCAGCAACTAATACTTTAATGTACACAGGAGTAAGAACTATTTTGGCTTCGATTATTGCTACTAATAAATCTAACGATGCCGCCACAATTAGGGTTTGGGTTGCTCCATTGGACCAAGATCCAGTTTCTGGAAATTTAATGCATATAGCATATGATCTTTCTCTTCCAGGAAAAGATACAGTAGAAACATTTAGATTCCCTATTCTTACTGGAGACAGAGTTTATTTAAGGGCTTCAACAGGAGATATTTCGTTTACACTATCAGGAATTGATGATACTAATATTACAGGGGCAGAATTAGCTGATCTTCAGTCTGATATAAGCGACGTTAATTCGGTAGCCTCACAAGCCCTAGTATTGGCTTTAATTGATATTTGATATGAGGTATAATAGCAAAAAGGAGATACTATGCCATTTAATTTAACTACATTCGATGCCGCTCTTCAGGCAAAACTTAATACTGCCAGCGTGAATCTGAGCGCTCAAGACTATCTTCTTTTAACCAAGGCAGTACAATCAGCAATTGAAGTATCAGAAGGCGTATCTCTTTTAAGTTTAAAGGGTACAGCAAACGGGATTGCTGGATTAGATGGAAACGGTCAAGTTCCTTCTGCTAATCTTTTAAATGCTCTTCCATCACAAGCTTCAAATTCTGGAAAACTTTTAACGACAAATGGAACAACCGCTTCTTGGACAAATGCAATTTCTGTTGATGATGCTACGGTTATAGATCAACTTAATGTTGGTTCTCAATCGGCAACACTTAGAACTACAGATGCATATACAAACCCAATGGCTGTATTTTCAACCAATCAACCAGACTATGCACAGCTTGTAATTAAAAATACAAATGCTGGAGCAGCTGCGTCATCAGACTATATAGCCTATACAGATGATGGAGATGATACATCTGGATGGATTGATATGGGTATTACTTCATCAAGCTTTTCTGACCCAAGCTTTACAATTACAGGAATTCATGATGGATATATATTTATGGAAGCGCCAGCAGATTCTTCAGGAACTGGTAACTTAGTACTTGCAACTGGTGCAAATGGTACAGCTAATAAGATTATTTTTGCGGCTGGAGGTCTTCAAAGCGACAATACACAGATGGAAATTACTCCAGACCAAAATGTTCATATTGAAATTGCTACTCCTTCTACATCAGCAACAACTGGTGCATTAACTGTAGTAGGTGGAGTTGGTATTCAAGGAGATATGAATATAAATGGTGATGTGTCAATTCAAGGTACAATCACATTTGGCGGTGGCGGAACAACAGTAGAAACATCAAATCTTGCAGTTACTGATCCAGCAGTATTTGTTGGAACAAATAATCAGGCAGATATAGTAGACCTTGCATTTATCGGTGAATATGCAACATCAGTATCAACAATTACAAGATCTATTACAAATAAGGCTTTAACAGATAACGTAGCAACACTTACAACTTCTGCAGACCACACATATTTAGTAGGAGATGTTGTAGTAGTAACTGGGGTAGACGCAACATTCAACGGAACATATAATATTACAGCTGTTCCAACAACAACTACATTTAGATATGCTAAAACAGCTACAAATGTTACTTCAGCGGCAGTTTCTCCAACTGGCACAGCAGCAGTTTCTGCTCGTCGTAAATTTGCTGGTATTGCTAGAGATGCATCAGATGGAGTAATTAAGGCATTTAAAGATGCAACAACTAAGCCTACTACAACAATTGATTTTGCAGAAGCTGGGCTTGCCTATTCAGATGTAAAAGTTGCAGGGCTAGACGCTTCTTCAATAACAGCAACTTCAGCTACAATTGGAAATGTTTCTAATACAGAACTTCAATATTTAGATGGAGTTACATCAGCAATTCAAACACAAATAAATGCTAAAGCTCCTTCTGCTTCACCAACATTTACTGGAACGGTAACAGTTCCTTCCACAATTACTTCTGGTTCAGCAGTTCTTACAATGCCCTCTTCCACTGGAACATTGGCTACTACTTCAGACGTAACAACATCTTTAGCATCATACACCCCTCTTTTACAGACAATTACAACCCCAACATTTTCTTCAAATGCTTACACATTACAATCTGGAGATAAAGATAAAGTTGTTTTGTTATCTAATGGTTCTACGGCTGGAACTGTAACTATTCCAACAGGCACATATAGCACTGGAACAGTATTAACATTAGTTCAAACTGGTAGTGGACAAATTACAATTGCTTCTAGCGGTACACTTAACTCTTTCCAAAATCAAACAAAATTTAATGGTCAATATGCTTCTGTGCAAGTAATAGTAACAGCAGCAAATACATTCCTTCTAGTAGGAAACTTAACAGCCTAAAATGACAAATAAAATATTACCTGGAGTTCTAGATTCTATATCCAGAGGATATACGATAACTTCATCTGCGTTATTTGATAGATATAATTCTAATTCTGGTTATTTAACAAGAACATTTTCTTCTCCAACAAATAAAGATATATTTACTGTATCTACATGGGTTAAAAGAGGAACAATAACAAGTATGAGCGGATCAAACAATGTAGGCGGAGCTTGGGATATCATGGATTGTGGAGGACCAGGATTTAACAATCAGATTTGGTTTTATGATGATTTAAACATGTATGGAGAAGCATTTTACTTTAGTACAAAACAAGTTTTTAGAGATACCTCATCCTGGTATCATATAGTTATTGCATGTAATTCAACTTTATCTGGTACAGACAAAATAAAGGTTTATTCAAATGGAGTACAGATAACAGAATTTGATACTGATAATAGAGCATCTTTTCCTGGTTCTGGTAAGTTTAATTCTGCAGTATTACACAGTATTGGCGGAGGAGCTCCACAAACAAACTTTATGGATGGCTATATAGCAGAAACATATTTTATTGATGGTCAATCGTTAGACCCAACATCATTTGGACAATTTTCTAGCACTACTGGAACATGGGTTCCTAAAAAATATTCTGGAACATATGGGAATAATGGTTTTTATTTAAATTATAGTAACGGATCAAATTTAGGAGAAGATTCTTCTGGAAGAGGAAATAATTTTACAAAAAATGGAGATGTTTATAAAACTACAGACGTTCCATATGCTTCTACTAAAGATGTTACTATAGGTAATTATGCAGTATGGGATGTTCAGCATCCTTATTATGTACAGTCTTTTAAAGGAAATACAAAAATATCGTCTACAACTGGTTCTGCTATGCCAGCTTCAATTGCAGTTAATTCAGGTAAATGGTATTGGGAAGTAAAGTGGACTGCTGGAACAAATCCTAGAATTGGAGTATGTAACCAAGCTGGAATTGGACAAGATTTGGGCGGAAGTGCAAATAGTTGGTGTAGATTAAATGCTCCATCTCGTGTATACAATAGCGGATCGACCTCGTCATTTGGAACAGACCCAGTTGTAGGTGATACAATAATGGTTGCAATGGACGTAGATGCTGGAAAACTTTGGTATGGTAAAAATGGAAGTTGGGAAGGCTCTGGAGATCCAAGTACTGGAGCTAATCCAGCTCAAACATTTACTCCAAATCAATACATGTTGCCAGCTATTGCTTCAGGAGGAGGCACTCCAGTATATGAAGGAAATTTTGGATCATTTGGATTTGCATATACAAAGCCAACAAATTTTAAAGCGTTAAATACAGCAAATTTGAGTGATCCAGCAACAACATTGTCCTATAAGTACTATGATGCAGTTCAATATGCTGGAACAAGTAATGCTTCTACAGCAATAGGAGGATTAGCATTTTCTCCAGATTTGGTATGGATTAAGAATAAAACAGATTATGCTGACGGCTCATCAAACAATATGCTTTTTGACGTTTTGCGTGGTGTAACAAATTATTTAAATACAGATAGTACTGGAACTCAACAAACTTTAGCAACCAGCTTAACATCTTTTAATCAAACTGGATTTACTCCAGGAACATCCACACGTACAAATGAATCTGGTAAAAACTATATTGCCTGGTGCTGGGATGCTGGATCTTCAAGCATAACAAATAATGATGGAACAGTACAATCTACTGTTCGTGTTAACCAAACTTCTGGATTTTCAATAGTTAAATATAATACAGGAAATAATTTAAATGCATATACTTTTGGACATGGATTAGGGCAAGCTCCAAAATTTATTATGATTAAAGGCGGCTACACAACAAATACATATAACTGGGATATATATCATACAAGTATCGGACCAACAAAAAGATTAATAATTAACTCTACTGGAGCTCCAGAAACTCAAGGCGGTCCATGGGATAATCAAAATCCGTCAGCAACAGTTGTTTATCAAAATAATCAAAACAATTACTGGTATGGAACAAATAAAGACAATATTGCTTATTGCTGGGCAGAGGTTCCAGGATATAGTAAATTTGGCTCATACTCTGGTACGTCTACAGCAAATGGCCCTTTTGTAAATTTAGGATTTAGGCCTGCTTGGGTTCTTGTTAAAAGAACAGATGCTAGTGGAGATTATTGGAACTTGATGGATAGTAGGCGAAATCCATATAATGATGAACTTACTCGTCGTTTATATCCTAACTCTATTAATAGCGATGAAGGTGGCGTAACAATTGACTTTTTATCAAATGGGTTTAAAATAAGAGATACCAACTCTAATAATAATGGAAGTGGAATGACATACGTTTATGCTGCTTTTGCAGAAAATCCATTTAAGTATGCGTTAGGAAGATAAAATGCCAGGATACTTGACAAATAGGTATGTAAGCTATAACCCAGCCCAAGATATACAAGATTTGAATACTTCCCTCAGTGGAAGTATTTCTACAACAAATTCTAACCTTTCCTCCCTAACCACTAGGGTAACTGAGGCAGAAGGTAATATAGAGGATTTACAGCTTCAGATAGGTGTTTAAAACTATTTAATGCTATAATTTCTAACAGGAGACAATATGCCATTTACAACAGAAATTACCAACGTCAAGTCAGAGATTAATGCTGGCTTAGCCGCCTCACAATATACAGCCAAAGATCTAGTATATGTGTCTAAGGCAATCGAAGCCCTTGCGGCGGCAGAAATGGCAGCAGGCACATTTGATAATGTCACGATAGCTTCTCATTTGTATGTTGGCCCTGGATCTTCCACTTTTGCAGCAGGACTAACATATCCTATGGCTGTATTTCAAACAGAACAGCCAGATTATACTCAAATAGCATTTAGAAATACAAGTAATGCAGCAAATGCATCAACAGATTTAATTTTGTACACAAATGATGGAACAGATGAATCTGGTTGGATTGACATGGGTATTACGTCTACAAACTTTGCTGATCCAGATTTTACTATTACAGGAAAAGGCGATGGATATATTTTCGTATCTGGTTCTGGAAATGACGGAAATGATAGAGGAAACCTTGTATTAGCAACAGATTCTACAGGTACTCAGAACAAGATTATTTTTGCAGCAGGCGGTTTAGCATCTGATAATACACAAATGGTAATTACTCCAGATGCAAATGTGCACATTGAAATTAATACTCCTTCAACTTCACCAAGCACTGGTGCATTAACAGTTGTCGGTGGCGTAGGTATTCAAGGTGATGTTAATATTCAAGGAGATATTACATTTGGCGGAACAGGAACAACTCTTACAACAACTACACTTTCGGTTTCAGATGCACAGGTAACAGTTGGTAGCGGTAATACAACAGACGCCCTTGATCTCGGTATTGTTGGAAACTATGGAGTCGGCGGAACAGCAAAGTATACAGGTATTGTTCGTGATGCCACAGATGGAATTTATAAATTCTTTAAAGATACAACAGTTGCACCAGCTTCTGGTATTGTAAATTTTGCTGGAGCAGGATTAGAATATGCAACAATTAAAGTTGGCGGAGCAGAAATTGGTTCAGTATCAAATACAGAGATTGGATATTTGGACGGTGTAACAAGCGCTATTCAAACACAATTAGACTCTAAAGCTGTATATCCTTCACAAACATCTCAATCAGGTAATTTCTTAACTACTGATGGAACAAATGCTTCTTGGGCGGCGGTATATCCAAGTCAGACAGGTAATTCAGGAAAATATCTTACAACAAATGGTTCAGTAACATCTTGGGCAACGGTAGATGCCCTTCCTTCTCAAACAAATAATTCTGGGAAGTATTTAACTACAAATGGAACATCGGCATCATGGGCTACCATTACAACAGACCCACTGCCAGATGTATTCCTTATGATGGGAGCATGATATGCCAACAGCATATAAAATACTAGGAAGAAAAGCTTCTGCTGCTACGACAATGGAAGAGCTCTATGCTGTTCCATCATCAACTTCTGCAGTAGTCTCAACAATTACAGTATGTAATAGAGCATCAGCAGCAAGAACATACAGAATTGCAATTAAGCCAGCAACTGGAACAACTTTAGCAAATGAACACTACATTGCTTATGATGTTTCAATTGCTGCAAATGATACAACGGCTCTAACTCTAGGTCTAACACTTGCAACTGGTAATTCTATACAGGTATATGCATCTGCAGCAGATCTAACTTTTCAGGCATTCGGTTCTGAGATAAGCTAACGGGTGAAATAGTTATGGCTATTTCTCGTCTTAGCAAATCAACAATTAAAACAACTTTACCTAAGACAAACAGTGCTGCCATTTCTAATAAGTTATTTGTAGAGTATCTTATTGTAGGCGGTGGCGGCGGTGGAGGAAGATGGTATGGATCAGGCGCTGGCGGAGGAGGCGCTATTTGGTCATCTGGATACATAAATAAAGGAACAACGTATAGCATAACAGTTGGATCTGGAGGAACTGGATCAACTGTAGATGGTGGTACAAATGGAACTAATGGGACAAGTTCTTCAGTGTTTGGAATAACTGCTTTGGGCGGCGGTGGAGGAGGTTCTGGTTCTAATACTGGAAATATTGGCGGTTGTGGCGGCGGTGGCGGCGGTAATAATGGTGCTTTCTTAGATAACGGAACACCAGGACAAGGATTTCCTGGAGGAAGAGGAGATTCTGTAAGCAATTGGGGCGGCGGTGGTGGTGGCGGAGCTGGTGGGGCAGGAATGCGTGGAGATAGTGGAGTTGGTTATGGTGCTGGCGCAGCGGCTGGAGGAAATGGTGGAATTGGATTACAATCAAACATAACTGGAACATGGACTTATTATGCTGGTGGTGGCGGAGGCGGTGCAGATAATGGATCTGCAAGTGGTCGTGGTCTAGGTGGACTTGGAGGAGGTGGAGTTGGAGGAGATGCCAATTCTGCAACTGGACCAACTTCTGGTACAAATGGACTTGGCGGTGGTGGAGGAGGAACATATGGAGGTAGGAATGGCGGCAATGGAGGTTCTGGTATAGTTATAATTAAATCTAGCATTGCAGCAGCATCAACAACAGGAAGTCCTTCAGTTGATACTTCTTCTGTTCCAGGATATTTTATATATAGTTATACAAATACAGCTGGAGGATCAATAACCTTTTAGGATAAAATATGGCAAATAAAACATTTTCTACATCAACAGTTACTCAAAATCCTTTTAATAGAGGGATGGCCGATAAGAATGCTGGAGCAACTATAACTATAACAAATTCTGCAGGATCACCTACAATATATAATTTGTCATCTACAAATTCAATTAGTTTAACCTCTCAGGGATACTATACTTTAACAACTGATAGAGCTGTAACTTTATTTACTCAGCTTTGGGGCGCAGGAGGGGCAGGAGGCTTTGGCAATGATCCATCTAGAGGAAGTGCTGGTGGATATGTTCATGGAAATGTCTCGCTTCTTCCTTCAACTACATATGTTATATTGGTAGGGCAAGGTGGCCGAGCTCCTGCATCTACAACTGGAAGATCTTTTCCAGATGGTGGACAAAATGAACAACAAAATTCTACTGCTGGTGGTGGCGGAGGTTCTACTAGATTTGGATCATATTCACAAAGTGGATTTAATATAACAAATACATCTGCTGATTATAATAACACTAATGCAGTTTACTTGTTAATTGCTGGTGGTGGAGGTGGAGGTTCTAGCTGGGTTCTCCATTCAGACGGTAAAGGTATAGTAGCAGGTTATGGTGGCGGAACAAATGGTGCAGATGGTGGAGGATATTATGCTAATGGTGGAGAGTATATTGATTCACCAGGATTTGGAGGATCTCAATCTGCTGGAGGAAATGGTGGACAAAGAGGAAGATTAAATTTTTCACAATCTGGTTCAAAATATTATGGAGGAAACGGCTCAGGTGGCGGCGGAGGAGGAGGATACTATGGTGGCGGCGGAGCAAGAGGTTATTATTCTCAAGGTGCTGGTGGATCTGGATTTATAAATTCATCAGTTATTGATGGAAGATTTTTTGTGACAACGCATGGAGTAGACTCATACTTTTTATCTCCAAACCCACTTGGAAATAGGCCATCTTCAACATCTGGATTTGGTGGTTTAACTGGAGGCAATACAGGTTATGATGGAGCAATCTCATTTTCATTGCCATCAACAACATCTGTTGTTTCTTTAACATCTTCTATAAAATTAGGAAAGTCTCCAGAGACAGCAGCATTTTCTGCAAAAGAAATTTACAATTCTGGCGTTACAACAAATGGAGATTATTGGGTAAAAGGCTCTGGATCAAACCCATATAAGGTTTTCTGCTTAATGGACAGACTTGGCGGTGGATGGACAAGAGTTATGAGAATTCCAAGAGATTACGATACTCAAGATAGAAATTATTATACATTCACAGAAGGAATTGGATATGATACATATTCAACTGGACCATTTAATTTAGCAAGTTCTTTATTTGGTAATACAAATGGAACAGATTTAACAGTTATGTATAGGGTAGTTGGAGGCGCTGCTGGTGCAGATTTTCCAGGTAGACTTGCAGCTGCAATGTATAGAGGTTTTTATTTAAATGAAACTTGGGATGGTGCAAAAATTGGATCTGTAACTAGTTTAAATCCACAATATTCAACAGATGGTGTCAATTTTACTAACTATACTGGAACAGCATTTAGCAAGGCAAATAGCATGTGGAATTTAGCTCATGCTCATCCAACAGGTTCTGGAGCTGCTCTCGGAGATTATAATTATAATGGATTAGGTGCTGGCATTGCTCTTCATGGTCCTGGTCCAGACGGTAGTGCAGCATCTGCAAAAGTAACAACTATTTATACATATGTAGATCAATATGGTCTAGCACAAGGCAACTCTGCTTGGCAATACATAGACATTTATATTCGTAAAGACTTATAATAATATTATGACGTATCAACTGAAGGTAATCAAAGATTATCCAATAGGCTTTTGGCCATTGGATGAGACTTCTGGTTCCACCGCCGCTGATATTTCTGGCTGCGGAAATAATGGAACAATTACGGGCGGATTTACAACAGGAATCATTCCTTTAGTATCAGGTGGAATAACTGCAACTAACATAACAAGCACACGCTATTTAACAATACCTTGTGATAATGATTATTATGGATCTACCGCAGACGGCGGATTTGCAGATGAGAACTCATCAGATAATGACTTTACTTTAGAATGCTGGATCTATCCAAAATTTACTACAGCTAACTCAGCCCCAATTATGGCGGACGATAACACATCTATTGGAATATATTATGAGGCTGGCAATATAGTGTTCCAACTAGAATCAGAAAGATTAGACTATAGTCTTCCTATTGTTTCTGCTGTTCATCACATTGTTGCAACATATACTCCAAGTGAAATGATTTTATATGTTGATGGAGAATTGGCTGCAAGCAAACCCCTATCAAACTTTGCTTTTACCAATGCAGAACTTACATTAAAAATTGGACCTACGGCAAATGCGTCAGATTCATTTTTGATTGATGCCCCAGCAGTATATAGATATGCTTTGTCTCAATCAATCATATTAGAGCATTATTCTTATAATGGAGTTGTGCCTCCAGTTCAAATTGCCGATCCTGAGAACGGCACATTATTTGAAATTTTAGACGATAATGTATCTACTCAATATAAATTTTCTTACCCAGCAAACCGTCCGCTAGATGTATTTTTTGATGATGATCTAGAATATAATCAAGACAAGAAGTACCTTGGAATTATTAAATCAACGGGATCAAAAACAGTTGTTGTAGAAGACGCTATTGCAATCCCCCTTGGCTTTGACATAGATTCTTCTAAAATTGAGTGGGATTCAAATGATGGCGTTTCAGTTAGGACAAAGGTTGAAGGCGGATCTTATCAAACAGCATATAACGGAAGAGCAATTCCTCAATTTAAATTAGGTGGGACATTTAGTTCTGAAAGAGTAATTTATTTAGAAATAACATTTACAACTACAGATGCAAGCAAATATATTCCTAAACTATTTAATCTATCATTATCATTTTATAATGATCAGAAAGTGTTTGCTTATACTAACTCTGATTATATCTATACTTTAGACGGCTTTGCAGGCTCTACAGATAATGAAATTGCTATGGGTAGAGATAAGCATAGGGCTATCTCTAGACACCCCCGCAATGGCCTTAGAACGGGTTCTGCGGCGGGTTTCAGAGTAAGTACACTAGAATCTACCAAGACAGTAGAACTATTCTTTACGCCCTCTACAACAGGAGCAAATACCCTATTCTATTCTCCAGCTTCAACTGGATTCACAGAGACTGAGTATTCTTGGAATGGCTTAGGATCAATTACAAAAACAAATATTGCCGCAATTTACGTAAATGGTATAAATCAGACAAGTCAGACAAATGTATCAAATGTCTTTACGGCTGGTGATCTACATCACGTAGTTTTGGTATTTACGGCATCTGCTACTGGAGATTTTAGATTTAATTATAAGTCTTCAGGTGGTCCATCTAGCCTATATCAATATATATCTTATTATCCATTGGCATTCAGCCAGTCAAATGCCTTGGCCCATTACAATATGCATATTGGAATCCCTGCCCTTTCGGTAGATGATTCGTCATTCACCCTGACAGAAAATGCTGTTGAGTATTATAATAACGACTGGATTGTTGTCCAAAGCGTATAATTTGTCACATTAGACGACAAAAAGCTGGACTTGTATCAAGAAGAATGGTAAAATAAAAACCTATGGATATTAAAAGAGTCAATCAGTCAGTTGTAGAAGATACAATTTTGGGTATTTATGTCTGGGAGATGCCAGATGGTCGCTGGATTGGCGATGATGACGGAAATTTCCTATCAGTTACTTCTAAAAAAGGTAATAGGCAAAGAATGAACCTGCTTGCTGATGCTGTTAGATCTTATGGTATTTATGAAGGACAGCCTAAGTTTTTGGCGGGTAAAAGAAAGATTGATGACGAAGAATATCAGCATCAAAAGCAAAGATTGGATTGGGGACTAGTTCCAGATCCATATGATATTGGTAGTTATAAAGATGAAATGAAAAAGGTACAGGGTAAAAGATAATGGAACATATCGACGACAATAACAATCAAGATATTGAAATTTCAAATGCGGCGGACTGGGTAAAATTTAATAGCCCAACAATTGAAAAAAGCAATGACCCATTTAAGGTAGAAGGCGAAGATATTCTAAAGATCAATGGCCTTGGTGCAACATTTCGTCGTAAACTAAGTAGAGAAATTCAAAAAAGATTTGTTGGTGCTGAAGGAACAGGAACTCAGCAGAACCTATTGGCTCAAGCAATTTCTGGCTATGCCATGTTTGACTTGGTTGAACCACAATATAATCTTGAATATCTATCTAGAGTATATGAAATTTCTCCATATAATTATGCTGCAGTTAATGCAAAGGTTTCTAACATTGTTGGACTTGGATTTGATTTTATTGAAACCCGCAAAACTTTAGAGGCTATGGACGGAATTTCTAGCGAAGCTCAACTTGAAAGAGCACGTAGAAAGTTAAATAAACTTCGTCAAGAACTACATCAATGGCTTGAAGATTGCAATGAAGAAGAAACATTTAAAGAGACATTAATTAAATTTTACACAGATGTTGAAGCAACAGGAAATGGCTACCTAGAAATTGGTAGAACTACAACTGGAAAAATAGGATATATTGGACATATCCCAGCAAAGACTATGCGTGTTCGTCGTTTGCGTGATGGCTTTGTTCAATTGCTATATGGAAAGGCTGTATTCTTCCGTAACTTTGGAGATCAAGAAACTCCTAACCCAATTGCAGGCGGAGAAGATAGACCTAATGAAATTATTCACATTAAGAAATATACGCCTCAAAACAATTATTATGGATTGCCAGATATCGTAGCAGCATCTAATGCTATGGCTGGAAATGAGTTTGCTGGAAAATATAACCTAGATTATTTTGAAAATAAGGCAGTGCCTCGTTATATTATTACAGTAAAAGGCGGAAAGCTTTCATCAGAATCAGAAAGAAAATTGCTGGAGTTTTTCCAGGTCGGACTTAGAGGAAAGAATCACAGATCTCTTTATATTCCACTCCCAGCAGATTCTCCAGATTCTAAAACAGAATTTAAGATGGAGCCAGTTGAGGCAGGAACTCAAGACTCATCATTTAATACATATCGTAAAATGAACCGTGACGAGATTCTTCTTGCCCACCGTACCCCAATTAATAAAATTGGAACTCCAGAAGGAATTAATTTGGCGGCAGCAAGAGATGCCGATAAGACATTTAAAGAGCAGGTTTGCCGTCCAGCACAAGATATTCTAGAGAAGAAAATTAATAGAATTATTGGCGAAATGACAGATGCTCTTGAAATTAAATTTAATGAATTGGCCCTTACCGATGAGG